CGCGACTCCTGCTTTGACTGCCGCGGCTGCGAGGCCACCAGCCATAAAGTAAGCACCGGCTCCAATGCCAAAAAAGATGACCGAAGCACCTGCCACTGCACCAAATGAGGCTTCATCAACGGCACCAATTAGCATGGCCATCCCGGCGGCCGCTAACCCAATTCCCGCAGCGACAGCACCAACAGCGAGGGCAAAACTAAGCATTGGGCCAATTCCGGCTTTAGTGGTTTTGTTGGATAGCTGTTGTGATCTATTGGCCGCATCTTTAGGGCCAACGCTACCTTTTATAGTTGCTGTTTCTTTTATTTTGGCTGCAGTAAAGATTTTTGACAGGAATGTTCCTGTTCTTGATAGTGCGTTGCCGGTGGCCCGGGCAACATTGACTCCCACTATTGCGCTCCTGTACAAAATTGAAGCGGCCTTCGCAGCCATCAAATAATATGTAACATACTGAATAATCTCGCCATTATCAAGCATAAATTTGGTAAATTTCTCGACGGCGCCGGCGATTTTAATGAAGCCATCAGCGTTATTAGCAATAACGCTCTGGAAGGCTTCCATAACACTTTGAACGCTTTTAGCTGTTTCTGCCATTTCTTTATGTTGTGCAGCTGTTTTGTTGGTGGAATCGCCAAAAGCGTCCATATCCCCCGACATAATCATTGCCAATTCACCAACGTCGCTTAGACCAAGAGAGTTTTTGTAGAATTCTTTTTGATAATAGGACATTTCGTCAAACGAAAGACCAGTTTGTTCTAAGGCCTGGCGAATCATATCAAATCTTTCTGCTGGATCTGTTGCCATCATAAGATCCATTGCATTAACAAAGTTACCACCGAGTGCTGCATTAAGTTGCCCTGCTTGTTGGGCTGCACCCTCGAATGTATCGAACCTATTTGTTATTTGAAGAATTTTCTCCATTTCAAAGCCGGTTTGCTTTTGGATGCGCGCGAGATCTTTGAATGTCTTTTGGCCATCACTTCCAAATTTAGCCAAAGTTGGTCCCAATCGGCCATATTGCTCCATCATATCTGCCGGCACGACCCCTAAAGCTTTTGACGTAGCAAGGATTTCTCGCGAAGCTTTGTCTGCCTCCAATGGAGTCATTGAGAAGAATTTTATGGCACTCTGCATGCCCTTAAAATAACTGTCTTGACTCACACCCAGTTCTTCAAATAAAAGCGATGATTTTCTTAATTCGCCTTGAAGTGTTGGATTGTATGTTGTAAAATCAGTAACAACTCGCGAAAGACCCAATTGTGCGTCATATGCTTGTTTGGCTGACACGCCGTATATATTTAACTCTTTATAGGTCGCCTGTACCTGCTTGGACACCGAAGGCCCAAAAATACTAGCCGTGGCGCGCTCAAAGCCTTTCTGGGCTTCGTTGACTCCAAGAACAATGCTTTTTATAGAATTGATATATTTTGATAAGCCAGTATCCAGCATCTTGCTTGCGCTATTCATTGCTAAAAGCGCTAATTTACCCTGACCGTATGCTTCGCCTATCAAGGCTGCTGATTTTTGTGCTTTTACTGCTAGTGAGCCTTGTTCGGTGAGTTTTGTATTTAACTCACTTTGCGCTTCTGATTGAAGATCAAGGACATCTAACTGTTTTTCTATTTTTTTAAGATTGGCATCGTGAGTGTCACCTTGAATGCCTAAATCTTCAAGAATCTTTTTATCTTTTTTATTAAGTTCAGTATTTTGAACTATTTTCTGTCTTATGCTCTCAAGAGACTTTCTTTGTAATTCATTTTCAGCTTCTCTTAAAGAATTTCTAGCACTTTGTTGTTTATAGAGATTTTTCTCATCTTTGATAGCCTCTTTATAGGCTGCAATCTCTTTTTGTAATAGATCAAGGCGCTCTTGGACTAGCTTATTCTTTTTTTCCTCATTAATAAGGTCTTCTGCACTTACTTTTGGGGGATCTTTTGATTCTGCCACTTAAAAAACTCCTAATGAACTAATATTAATTAGTTATTACACCAAAAAGCTATTTGATTAAGTTAGGGGGCATTTTCGGCTGATTGTGAGTACTTAATGTTTGCGAACTAGATGAATTGTTTGAGGCGTTTTCCATTGCCTCATTCTCTCTCTCAATTTGAGTTATAAGTCGTTTCACAAACCACTCTCTTAAGCCAATAGGCAAATTATAAGCTTCTGTAAACGACCAACCACCTCTATATTTTAAGAAGAAGAACTGCTCATATATGTCTTCCATGTACTCATCGGTCAGGCCAAAAAAAGTCCGCGGTGAGCGGCACCTCCATTACTGAGTCATATGAGCACTCAGAGCACTCAAAGTTCTCCATAAGATTTACATCGGGGGTAACCTGCACGAATAAATTTCTAAGGTATCGTGAGTCACTGGAGGGCACGTTATTGACTAAGTAATTGATGCTGTCTTGGGTGTCATCACCGTTAACCGCTATAATAAACTGTTTAAGTTGCCTGGTGATTGTGTTTTCTTCTTTTTTAGACTTTCTTGCATTCTCAATTTGAGTTAACAAACTTTTCTCATCAATACCTGTCAGTAATCTGAAGGAAACCTCTACTTTAGTAGCGGGTAGCGTAGTAGTAAATGTACCATCGCCATTGTCAATGATGTTGCTTGTACCTAGGTCTGATTCTCTGACCTCAGTAGCATCGTGCAAATCAAAAAGATGTTGCTGACTTGTGCCGCATTGCGGACATGTAATATTGGTGGTGTAATCGGAACCATACCCAGAAATCCTTGCAGCAATGAGAATCGCATTGCGATCTCCGACTAAAAGAGTGTTGGGGTTGATTCTTTTATCAACAATCAAGCTCTGTATAACACGCTCCAAGGCTATACCTTTACGAAGCAGCGTTCTGGAAGTGAGCATATCCTCTTCTTTAGCAGTCATTTGCTTGATCTCGATCGTTTCTTGATCTGCTAAAGGATGGTTATCGGGATAATACTTTCCTTTTGATGGAATCTCAACAAATTCTGTTGGGACTACGAATGAAAAGCCGCCGGGTTCACTTGCATTATCATTAAAAACCTGTGGCGGCGGTTCTGTGGGCTCTGGCGTCGTGTTAGGTACGCCGAGCCTGTCTCTATTGCGGGACAATATTCACCTCTCTATTTTAGAATATTTATACTCTGAAGTATTCGTTTGACTTGGAACCGTTGACAGCAACTGAGTTTCCGGTTGTCTCAACTCGGGCCCAATCATATTTCAAGGTAAGGCTAAGCTCAGTAAGTTCGTCAGAACCATACTCTAAATCGCCAAACTTAAGTTCAGTGATAAAGCCGTTCCAAAGAGTCCAAGTTTCAAGTGCCTTGCCGTCTGAGTCTAATTGAGTAATAATAATCGTCCCAAGTGCAGACGAGGCCTTTGCTTTCGACATACTAACCAAATCCGTGGCATCGGTGGGTGGACTATAGCCACCAGCAACAACGATATCAGAAAGTGTAGCGGTCATATCTGGGTCTACAGGATCAACAAGTGTTAAGTTAACATCTTGCCACGTAACAGAGCCAGGATAGTAAAATGTGTGATTCAAGTATTTGTGCTCTGCGCTAGAGATTTGAAAAGATGGCTTGGAAACCGTCTTTGCATACCACATCAGGGCACCGCCTTGAGAAGAGTTAATTCCTTGAAACTCAACTTTAAATCGAAACTTTCCTTTTGGATCGTCCAAGGTACGATCCGCGCTATAATCTTTAGACCAAAATGGCATGTTTTGTTACTCCTGTAGCTCTATTTCTATATAGTTGCGCGAAGGAAAACCTCCGCGACTTTCTTAATCTTCGAAAGAAGCACCTGTTGAGGCGATCACGAAATCGATAGCGATGTATTCAATAGCTCTTGCGGGCTTAATCATAATTTTCGCGTACATAATGTTCTGATCAATCAAGTCAGGTGTTGTTGTTGTTTCATCAAGAATCAACTTGTAGTCTGTGATACCAAAATCAGTCTTGACGTTGGCCAAGAAAGGCTCGACAAGTGATTTGAATCGGTTCCAAGTTTCTGGAACGTTTTGCTCGAAAAGCACTCTAGTTGAAAGAATCGAAATTTGCTTCTTCATAAAGATTACAAGTCGGCGGACGTTAATTCTATCGAGTGCAGATTGACGGCTTTGAAGTGTCTTTTGTCCGAAGACAACAATTCCGCTCGATGGGAAGGAAGCAATCGGGTTAATGTTTGCTTCATAAAGTGTATCCCTGTCTTTAGATGCGACCCTCTCGGATACATTGACAATTGGAATTCCAGCAGCGCCCTCGGTCAAGCCGCCGCGGTTGAAGCCGGCAGGAGCGAACCAAAGTTGTGAGGATCGTTGTGAGCTTGCAAATGTTCCAAGCATCGCGACGGATGGCGGGATCCACAGAAGCTGACCAGT